CTTTCGTATGCCCGAGGTTTTAAACCCTCCAGTTATTCGTAACTGTACGCCATGTTTTCAACTATGGTGTTGGGCAGCGGGAGTAAGAAGCAAATGTTCCTTACACGCCGACCCCGTAAAAGGGGTTCTGGTAACCTGGATGTCCTCCCTGCTGGGGACATAGGATAACTAGTGATAGTTATCAACGTCTCATATAGAGATGGTCCAGGGTAGCGAGACCTGACTATTAGTCAGCTTTCACAGCAGAGTACTTTATTGCACTCAACTATGAAAACTTTAAACAGAATCAGATCTCCTAAAGTAGGATCCGTGAAAAGCATTACAACTTTTGCAATGTTTTCCACTTGGATCCTTCTTTTGAGCTGATGCCTTGGTGAAGACCGTAATCTTCTAATGAAACTTGGTTCTAACATATGAACTTTAACAAGAACTAACGGTAAATCTTTTACCGTTAGATATTGTAAAGAATGTGTTAGAATCATTCAACATTTCATTAGTGGGAATATTGTAATCCTTTCTGAAGGATTACCAATAGACCTTACGGGAGGATTACCGCGTATAATACCTGGACGCCTTAGATCTCGTATGAGACTAGGTGACCCTGTAGCTATACGTAGTAGTCTCACAGTCTTGAGTGTTTTCAGAGTTATTTCAATTCCTGGACAACTGAAATTGTCCACTATTACAGACCCTTTTAAAGGTCTTAATAGATCATTACCATTATATGAAATAATGGAAGGAATTGGGTCTCTATCGGCAAAATTACCAAAATTGGAAAATTTTCAACCGGTGAGATTACATTTCTCTGGAAGCGCTGGACCTAATCACCCTTCTTCTATACAAGGTATCTTTCAGGATATCCTTGCATGGACTCGTCGTCCCGATCTTCTTTTAAAACTACAAAATTATTGTAGTCTTTTAAAAGGGGGAGACGAATTCTTCAAAGTTATGTTTCCCGATTCAGTTTCTGAATTAACAGAAATGAATAGTGAACTTAATGTTCACTTGGGAAGATTAGCTTTAAAAGAAGAAGCGGCGGGAAAAGTCAGAGTATTTGCCATCACAGATTGTATTACACAATCTGTAAACAAACCACTCCATTTAGCAATCTTTTCATTATTGAAAAGAATACCAATGGATGGTACGTTTGATCAGCTCGCTCCCTGTAAAAGACTTGTTGAATTTTACAAAGAAGGGCTAATTGATGAATTTTACTCATATGACCTTTCCGCTGCTACTGACAGACTGCCAATCCAAATTCAGACTGATATTTTATCAGTCTTATTTGGAGATCAATTCGGTCTGTTATGAAAAGATATCATGACAGACAGGGATTGAACCTTAAGACATAGTGCTTCTACTAGTAATTATATTACTGAAGATGTCACTATACGTTATTCTGTTGGTCAGGCGATGGGAGCATTAAGCTCCTGAGCAATGTTAGCTCTATCACATCATGTGATAGTCCAAGTTGCGGCATCTAGAGTTGGTAAATCCAACTTTAAATTGTACGCATTACTTGGTGATGACATAGTCATAGCTGATAAAGCTGTCGCCGATTCTTATCATAATATTATGACAAGAATCCTTGGGGTAGATATTAATTTATCTAAATCTTTGGTTGGTAAACACACTTTTGAATTTGCCAAACAAATTTTCCATAAAGGGGAAAATCTTTCTCCTTTGGGTCCCAAAAATCTTTTAGTGGCTATGCGTACTAGAGGAGGAATTTCTTCCTTATTTCTAGACATGGTCAATAAAGATTTCGTGATTGATGAACAACGTCTTAATACTATGTTCGATAACAAAGTTCCTACTTTATCTGATAAAGCCAGGGACTTAGTTAAATGAACGGTATTAGGTCCTTTTGGTATTGTCCCTTCCGCTAGTGGTCTAATGTCCTCTTTTATGAGGATCAATAGAGCGCTCCTAGCAGTAAGAATTGATAGTCTAATTAGCTCTATTGATCAGGTCTTGTTTGAACAAGATCGAGATCAATGATTAAGTAACCTTATGAAATCTGGTCAAATGCTAAGTAAATTAGTATTGACTTGAGATCCCTATATGGTTTTCCATTTAGGGGTTACTTCATCTTGTTTTATTAGAGATTTAAAATCTTTTGTTTTAAATGATCTAATAGAACAAAGAGAACTTTTAGAACATCAGGCACCTGTTCGTAGATTTATCTTCGATGGACCTCTGATTCTAACATCATTTTATCGTGATGGTTATGAATTAGAAATTGCTAAATATATATCTAGCAAAATAAATGCTTATGTAGATTCCTCTACACCAGTATTTGATCCATTAGAAGATAGTGACCCAGTCCTACCTTTCAAATCATTGGCTCCCGGAGAGAACTTCTTCCGGAAAGTCCGTGATTTAGAAAGAGTGAAAGATCTCGAAAGATTCGAAAATCAATTCAGATAGGGAGATTAAAACGGGCCATTATTTTAATGGGACCCACTCGCTTATCTGAACGGTTTACGCATCAAGGCC